GCTCAAGCTGTAATTGAAGCTGCTAAGATGAATGTAAAAGATGTTGTAGACTTTGCTAAACTAAGTAAAATGAATACAAGGTCTAATACAGAGGTTTTAAGAGCAAAAATAATTAAGATGGCACAAGACAATCCAGAGAACTTTATGTCTTTGCATTTTGACCCTGAGAAAGACTACAGAGTATTTATTGTAGACGCTCTTAAGTCAAAAAATCTTACTTATAAAAATAGTACTTTTATGTATGGTAAGGAAGCAATAGGGACAAACGAGGAGCAAGTTATTGTTTGGCTTAAAGAACACAAAGATATTTTTGCGTTAATTAAGCATGAATTAAGAGGTGAAGAGACTAAGAAAACTAACAAGAAAACTAAAATAAAAGTTTAATAAATGGCATTAGCTATAGCATCAGACGCTAATTTACGAGCTAGAATTCGTCAAATTGTAGACAGAGAAGATACTGCGTATTTTAGCAACACTCAAATTGATGATTATGTTTTTATGGCTGTTGACGAATTTTTACAACAGTATTATACTATTTTTGAGTCTAGTCAAGATGCAAGAGATAAATTGGAAGCTTTAGTAAAAACTGAATCTATTTCATTTGCTTCTCCATTTACAAAACAAATTAGTACTTTAAACAGTGGCGATACAAGTCAAGTTTATTATAGACTTTTATCTGCTAGATTAACTAATTCACCTACTACTTCTGTAAAAATTATACAATTAGCTGATTATTCAGCTTATTTAAATGACCCTTTTAATAAAGCAGATGCAAATAATCCTGTTATTTATGAAGAAGGAGGTTATTTAAAAGTTTTAGGTTTAACAACTACTACTTCTATTGACTTAACTTATTTAACCTATGTTAGTGCATATGATAAATTAAGTGGTCATACATATGAAGAAATAGCTCAAATTGCTGCGAGAAAAATACTTCAAACTCTAGGAGACCCAAGGTACCAGCTTATGCAAGCTGAGATTCTTGAAAGAAATACAGTCCTAGGCGGAGGAAGCCCTAAACGTAGCAAATAAAGGTGCTTTTTGCTCCCTTGCTTTGAGAGGGCGGTTGTGGTGTTTACTACACCGCCCTTTCTTTATTAAAAAAAAAAGATATGGCAACATTAAATGAAATAACGTACAATATTAAAAACATCGTAGAAGGTGGTGTAGGTTCGGATGATTCTAATCTTTCTAATCGACAGATTAAACACATGATTCATGTGAAAAGAGCTGAGTTACTATTAAAGTACACAGACAATGGAAGAAAAACATCTGAATCTTGTTATCAAATAGATATAGTAACACCTTCAGTTAGTGGAGCCGTTTTAAAGCCTTTTGTTGGGTTTAATGGAGATAGAGCTATAAGAAGTATAGTTTATAAAGATTCGTCAGCTATAGACGCTTCTATGGAGATTTTGCCAATAGTGCAAGACCATGATAGAATGTTTGTACAAGAATCTAAATTTATTCGAAATACTACAAAAAAATACGCATCTTTAGCAGACGATAAGATATATGTATTTGAAGGAGAGTCTTTAGTATCAAGTGGTAGGTTGGAAGTTAAAGGTGTATTTTCCGACCCTACAACAGTAAGCTCTTATGTAGATGATGACACAACAGATTATCCAATACCTAGTGAATTACTTAGTGTTCTTACTCAAGAAATTATAGGAAAAGAAATCGTAATGCTTTATAATTTATCTGCCAATACACCAAACAATCAAACAGATGAAAAAACTAAATCTAAAGAAGTACAAAGATAAGTATGTTAGCTTTAAAGAAATATATAGAACTATTAGAAAAAACCTTATATTCAATAATAAGCAAATGTCTTATTCTACATATTTTAATATAATAATTGCATTTTTAGATGAACTTATAAAACAAGTAGCAGAAGAAAAAGAAAAAATACAGCTTCCTAAAAAAATGGGAAGTATTTATATAAAAAAGGAATTTCACAAAAGACCTTTTCACGTACAAATAGATGTAAATGAATCGGAAAGAACAGGAAAATTAGTTAAGTATAAAGTGCCTATATTAACAAATTATTACAACAAGTTAGTTTGGGAAAGACCGACAACATATAAAAAATATAAAATACTACCTTTAAGAAGGTTTAAAGAATTAATTAATACTGTAAAAGAATATTAATATGCAGCCAAGAATTAGCGTTAAACAAGTGGTATCGGCAGTTATTAGAAATCTAGGCATACAAGATGCAGCTAGAGAATTTAATACTTTTGTTGAGTGGGCATTTGAGGCAGAAAAAAAAATAGGCACATTTAAAACATTTATAAATAAAGAAATTTCTTTAACTATTGCAAACAAGCAAGCAGCTTTACCTACAGATTTAATAGAGGTGATAGATGTAAAGAATTCACAAGATATTTATTTTGAGCCACACGTTAAATCTTTTAAGACTTCAAATATTGAAAATCTTAATTACAAGTATTATTTAACTAATGGTTATATACAATTTGCTAATGTTACTGATTCAACTATACAGGTAGCTTATATTGCTTTAGATACAGATGACGATGGATACCCTACAATGGAAGCTAACCATGAAGATGCTGTTTCTCATTACATAATGTATAAATATAAAGCTAGAGATTATTATAATCAAAAGCTTCCTAGATATATTTATATGGATATGAAGCAAGAATGGAATAGATTGTGTGCTCAAGCAAGAGGTAATGATAATATGCCTAATAGAAATCAAATGCGTAATATTAGTAAAATATGGAATAGCTTAATCCCTATTCATCCTAGATATTCTAATCTTGATATATAATGGCAAAGTCTCTTAAAGAACAATTAGCTGGATTAGTAGGTGGTAAAAAACCTAATGTATTTTATAAAGGACTCAATACCGACGTAGACGAACATTTAATTGGTAATGACCAATATACTGATGCTTTAAATTTAAGAATTAATTCTAAAGATGGAGATTTAGGTACTTTACAAAACTTACAATCCAATAAATCAGCAGGAGTTATAGAATTAACGGGTTGGAGGTTTACACCAGAAAGTAATAATTGGTGGGTAGATAGTGGAGCTGCACAGCTAAAGACAATTAAAAAAATAAGATTTACATTTCAAAATGCAGCTCTTGCTTATTATCAAATAAACGATGGCTCAAGTAATCAAAATTATTATGATGTTGATTTTGAAACTCCTGGCAAATGGTGGACTTCTAATGCTGGTTCTAATACAGATAATACAACTGCTGATGAAGCGTTAGGACATGTTTATGACCAAATGATAAATGACCCGAACTTTACATCAGTAATGCATGTAATGATTGGTACTCGTTCTGGCACTTTATTAAAAGGTCAAACTCAAGAACTATGGATTTTTCCAGTAGTTCAAGGTGTTAATGTTCAAAACATTACACATGTTACTACTTTTGAAGACGATAGTACAAATTCAACTTTAGATTTAGATATTGATAATTTTACATCTGCTAATAAAATAAAACTAAAACCTATATCGTTAACTTCTTTTTCTGATTACATTGCAGCGGTTTGTTATTATACTAATGACCTTCAAGCAATAGTTAAATTTACTACAGATGAAGACGGAAACTTTTTTAGTGTAACACCAGTTGTAATGGGTGGTTTTGGATTAACAGAAACCTCATCAATACAAACTCAAAAAATAGAAGAAAACGAAAACTTTAATAGATTATATTGGACAGATGGGATTAACCCAATAAAAACAGTAAATTTAAATGCTACTGGTTCTTTTTATTCTACGTTTACTTCTGCTGAAGATTTTAATTTATTTTCAAAATCTCCAGTACCTCCAGTTACAGTTCATAAGATAACTAATACAGGAAGTGTTAATTGCGGTAGTTGGTCTTATTGTTATAGATTAATTACAGCAGATGGAAAGCTTTCTTCTTTTTCTCCTATATCTAATCCTACCCCTTTACTTGCCAGTCCTAGTACGCAAGATTATCATACATCTATTGGTGGTGATGTGTCTTCTAATTCAGGGAAAGCAGTTCATTTAAAAATTGAAAATGTAAATGAGGTTTATTCTAAAATACAACTTGTAGGAATACAGTATATAGATGAAGATGGTGGTGCAGCTTTTTTTATTATAAAAGAAGAAAATATAAATTCAAGCACTGTAGATTTAGTTCATAGTGGAAGGGAAACTACAACTGTTATAACATCTGAAGAAGTTTTAACTATTAGAAACACTTGGGATGTTTGTCAAGATTTAGCAGTAAAAGATAATAGATTATTAGCAGCTAACTTAAAAAACAATGCAAGAGAAATTATAACTGATTTTTCTACATTTAGAGTAAAATCTTATAAACACGGTGCTGCTGCTGCAAATTTTGATACAGAGCCAG